ATTAATTGCTGCTTTCCCATCGCCGCTATCAATTGCTTTTTTTATATCCCCAAAACCTTCACCAATTACAGTAAAGAAACCGGTATCACCAAATAAACCATCAAATAGATTTGTATAATACTCTTTCAGGCTAGAGCCAAATGCTTTTACTCTAGGTATTACCTGTTCATCAAAAAACTTAACAGTACCGCCGAGAATACTTGCAACCTTATCAAAGTTAAACATCAGCAAAGCTAATCCTACACCTAAAGCGATTAATGATTCAACAAGACTCATTTCTTTTATTCTTTGCATAACCTTTGCAACTCCACCTTTGAAACTATTTGTAAGTAGACCTTTACCCTCATTATCATCACTAAGACTTTCTTCTTTATCTTCATCTTTTTCGTTCTCTACAGCAATGTTAGTTTGTGTTTCTTCTAAACCTAAATCTTTTGCGGCTATGTTACCTATGTTCATTAAACTATTACTTAACATTGTAAAACCAGTAGCCATAGTTTCTTGCACCATAGTAAGAGCTTTAAGACCAACTAATGAAGTATTATGAATAGCATCAATTACACCAAAAAGAATCATTTCCATAGAGTTTGAGGTTAAACTCATTTCAAGTTTATTTGACATACCTTGAATAGATACAGGCACCATGGACTTACTATCACTAGAAAATCCTGTTGATACTGATGGTAATGTTATTGCTCCTAACATATTATTTTTTACCTTTACTCGTTCCTGCGTATAGACCAAACCATGCTGCCCCAGCACCAACTACTATTGATACTAAACCAGATTGTTCAAACGTAGGTTCTGCTAAATTCATAAACCATATTGTTACTTTGTATAATAAAAATATGTAAACTGATAAGAACAATCTAGGAAATATTCTCCATGCGTCAACAGCTTTTGCAAGATCAATTAAACCTTGATATCTGTTTTTACTAGAATCAATAGTTGAAGTATCAATCTCTAATTCTAAATTTACTTTTTTAGTTTCTGTACTCATCATTATCCTTTGTTATTTTTTCTCTCTTGTTTCTCATTTTCTTCTTTAATATATGAGATTAACATATCTACATATATTTCCCTTTCCCAAGGTAGCATATTCTCTAAGTCAGCGAGAGTATATTTATGATGTTGCATTAAAGAAAAATTAGTGTTATAATAATTCTCTAAACTATCATGTGAAAGGGCTATGCGAAAAAATCGTTTAGTCCAGTTAGTGTTATCTTACTCTCTTTTTTAGTCTTAGGATTCTTAATTGTTATCTCGTGTTTTAATTTAGGCATGGTCTCAAAGAACTTTTGAACTTCTTTAAATTGTTTAGTATTTAATTGTTCAATAAAATCTGTCAATTCTTTTTTAGTTTGATCTTTAGGATCATAAGTTTGTTTACCTTCTTCTTCATATATTTGCATTATACAACCACTAATAACATCTAACATATTACTAGCATTAATATCTCGTATACCACTATCACTAAATGAATCGATAGTAGGATAAGTCATAATCATACCCATACCATTATCTAACTCAATCTTATTTGTATGATCTTCACCTACTTGCACCTTAACCTCAGTTAGATTTAATTCTACTTCAGCATAAGTCTTCTTATCATCTGGGCATAATAGTTTCAGATTAGAAACCTCACCAACAGACTTTGATCTTATCTGTAAGAATATATACTCAACATCAAACATAGGCATATGACTTATATCTATTTTGTTGAAAGTACATTCATTAACAATATCTTTAACAGCTTGTGTAATATCAGCAGTTGACTTACTTTCCATCGCCATCATAAGTATCTTTTCTTCTTTTACTAAAAACGGTCGATACTTAATCTTTTCATCCGTTGATGGTATTTCCAACTCATATGTTGGAGTTATCAGTTTAGGTAGTGCCATAATATTTTCTCCTTATTATATAATTATTATGTAGTTATTAAAAGAAAGGTCCAAATATTCTTCCTTTAGTTATTCTTCCTGTTGGGTTAAATACTGTTCTCGCTTGTCCTAATACGCTTTTTCCTATTCTTTGTAATTCAGGTGGTAACATACCAAACAATCCATTATTTGCTGATTTAACCTCTGCCGGTGACTGCATATGTTGAGCAAATTGTCTGCTTGTTGTTGAGTCAGACATATTACGCCAATATTTATACCCAAATTGAACGTTGATTTTTACAACTTCATTCTTTTTACCGTAATCATAATCTACTGCGCCTATTTGTTGAGGATAAACTTCCATTGCCTCAACAGCATAGGTTGGCATATCTCTACCAATTTCACTATCTGCACCTAATTGGTATATTTGCATTTTACCAATATAATTATCATAATAGTTTGCCTTGTGTGTATGTTCACCAACACACATTTTCATCCATGCTTCAAAGAATTGTCTTTCTCTCATATATTTGTCTGCATAAAAACTAGCGTCTATTGTACCTGGAAATTCATGTGTTTGAACCATACTTCTCACTGGTTCTGATCCGTACTGCACGGCTTGTGTTACCATTTGTTTAGTAGGCATTGCAATACTATCACAATTTATATTTACCTGTCTACCATATGTTGAGTTTAAATCATTCATATATTTACCACTAACCTGATCACCTCCCATACGATCTATTGTTCTCTGAGTTTTGAATCCTGAGATATTAACTTCTCCATTATTATATGTTGACAATTGACCATTATTAATTTGTTCTCCTAAATTAACAGGTGGGAAAATTCTAATTGCAAATCTTGATGGTCTAGCAAATCCTTCTCCAGCATTTATTGCTGATCTGAAACGACCTATGGTGTTGTCAGTATTAGCACGGTGTTTAAATCTAGGGTCTCTATCTGTCTTGTGATAAGCGCTAGATGCTAAATCACCTCTTGATAGACCACCAGATATATCAAACGGACCTATTCTTTTACCTAACTTAAATATTGCCATTAGTACGGACTTCCTTTTTTAAATCTTGCTACAGGTAGAAATATTGCAATTGCCATTTCATCTGCTGTTATGTTTAAGAATGATGTTCTCACCTGACTAAACAAATAACGTTTTGCTGTTTTTTTCATATAGCTATTATTTCGCCAGTTAATATTATATCTTGTCTTCTTATCAAATCTTTTATCAGTAGTTGTACTTGCTAAACTTCTTAAAAACGCCACTCTTGCAAGGGGCGGTAGATAATGAAAGTTTAATCCTATAAAACCACCGGCTGCTGGTTCTAAAGGTAGTATCAAAGGAAACGTATCATAGTAAGGTAGTCTATCTTTATGTTTAGGGTCATAACCAAAAAGATTCATAATACCATACTTAGGTCTTAACGTTGCTTTACCTTTACTTATTAAACTTCTTGCACCAGGTGTTGTCATACTTGATACTTTATTTTTGTACCAGTTGTATGATTTAGGACCTGTTGTTGTGTTTAATATCTTATCAAATACAGTTGCCATGCTACTATTTATATCATTTAATTGAGTATATCTTAACCTTATTTGATTTACCCTTGACGGTTACACTACCTAATTTGTACATTCTTTTATGTAATTCCTTTGCGTCTTTGTATGTGTCTTCACCTATCACAATCGTTGTGTTAAAGTCTTTACTTTGACCTTCTAATCTACTTGCTAGATTAACTGCGTCACCTAATACTGAATAGTCAAATCTCTGATCACTACCCATATTACCTACAACAGCAGTACCACTATTGATACCAATACCTATCTTAAAACCTAAATCTAACTTCTTCATTTTCTCTCTCATATCTTTTGCTACAAGTATTGCCTTCTTTTGATGATCGGCACAGTCTAACGGTGCATTCCAGAACGCCATGATACAGTCGCCCATGTACTTATCAATCGTGCCACCTGATTTTAATATGATATCTGTCATGGGTGTTAGAAATGAATTGATAAGTCTTGTCAATCCTTGTGGGTCTTTCTTATATTTTTCTGAGATAGGTGTAAATCCTCTTATGTCACAAAATAGAAAAGTCAACTCTCTCGTTTCACCACCTAGTTTCAATAGACTAGGGTTGTCTTGCAACTTCT